AGCAGTCCGTAACGGTTATATTGTTTGTGCTTGTGCCATTTGAGACAAAAACTTCAAGATAATCAGAGTTAGCCACGGAGACGTTATAAAATACTCCCACGTTTGCCGTATTAGTTGCGGATACTAATCTGGATATTTTAGCGGCAGAAATAACAGTGCCATTTTTTGCCAAATGAACAGTTAGATTTTGATTTGTTCCAACCACATCCAAAGTCACAGAGGCCGTCAAACGAACTGTAGTAGTCGTTGAGCCTGTGTAGGTCAGCTTGCCTGTCGTATCCACTGTGAAGCTAGAAAAAGTTCCCGCTACAAATGTACCTGCGGCTTTTACCGCTACATTTTGAGTAGAGATTGTCGTGGCAGTTGAGTTGCCGTGCATAGATACTTGAGCATTTATCTCGTCAGCAATAGACGTTATCTGAATGCCGTTAGTATTAACCGCAGCCACGCTAATACCACTACCTGCAACAATACTCGCAATCGTAGGAGACGCTGCTGTTGTGTTGAGTAGGACAGGAAGACCATCAGCGTTAGCCGTAAAGTTGTGGCTTACTTTCACGCCGTTAGTTGCAGTGATTGAGGTAATAATGCCAGAACCGTTCTCTATGTTTCGGATCTTATTTACAGTGCCATCTATCTCAAGAACCGGAGAACCAGACGCATCACCTGTAGTGACGATTGATCCAGTAACACCTAGACCAGCAACCAAACTCTGATAGCTGATTCTGTAGTTCGTGTTGTTGACAAAGTAATCCATGAACGAGTTAGCAAGGACAGTATCCTGAGCTACAAAGTCCGACTTCTTGCGTCCATCCGCTCTTTTAACCATTGGTATTGACCTCCAAGGCTATAGCGCCAGTTGTCTCTGCAAGGATTGCCGCTTCTTGATCTGGATAGAAATGACCATTCATGCCGAAGTCATTGTCTTCGTTACCAGAACCAACAGGAAGCGTACAAGGAAATCTAGTCTTGCCCATGCTTTGACCGAGCATACGCATTGTGTTGAAACCATCACGAGCTGCTTTCTGCAAGCCGCCAGAGATGACTCCGTTGTAGTCTGGTGCGACTTCAATCGCCATGTTAGCAATCAGTCCGCGCAGTGCGCCTGTTGGGATAGTTACTTCATCACCAAGATCAGTCACAACTGTATAACCAAGCTGAATACCTTGGGCATCTAGCTCAGCCATGTAATTATTCATAGAAAATATAAAGTCTTGGTACTCGTCAGGCTCTAATGGAGCTTCACTAGCTTGTACCAAGATCCTTTGTAACGAGGACTTTGCAACTTGAGCGACAGTAGCCATTATTCGTATGTAGCTCCGCTTTTAACCATTTTGGCAGGTTTCTTTTTGGTTTTCTTCTTTGCCTTATTCGCAGCCATCATGCCTGCTTTGGTATATGGGAACTTTTGACCGTTTACGTTTGGCATAAATCACCTCACTCAAATGTGGCTTTGTTTGCTGTTTTTGCTGAGTTCCTAAAGGCTTGTGCTGTTGGAGAGCCTTTAGATCCTACCTTACGCATCCGCTCAGGCGTTTTGCCAGCGGCCTTCTGAGACTTGATTCGCTTGCGCTTTTTGTGAATGTTAGCGTATAGACCTTCACCCATAATTAGCACCTTTGATTAAAGTAAAAAAAACTGGGAGCCGAAGCTCCCAGAATCCTACAAGGTTACTTTCCAAACCCGCTTCCGGCAAAGAGAGGATTGAAGCATGCGTACGCAGGAAGCAAATCAAAACGAATCTTCTGCGTGTTAGCGTCACCGTCTGCGTACTTAGATACTCGGATAGACATACCATCGCTAGTAGTAGCAATAGTGTCAGTAGAGTAGAGCTTAGGTAGCTTAACAGTTCCAAGACCAAACGCTTGCTTGGTGAAGAACATATTAGGCTGATACAGAGTTGAAGCAGCACCAAGGATAGTCACAACCGCACCGTCAGCAGGAGCTGCGTCTACGTTGTTGTACTGACCGTTAGCCTCAAAGATAGCCGCGCCTGAAACAGTAATCGTTGCAGCATTAGCCGCAATTGTTACGTCTTCAAGTACAGTGCCTGTCCACAGAACTTGTGCGCCAGCGCTGTCAAGGATAGCTTCACGAGTAGCTACGTTGAGACGATTAACGCCTGCAATAGTTACCTGATCACCAGCTTTGATAGTACCAGTTCCCAAACCAGCCAGAACGAGAGTCTGCTGCATAGTGTCCTTAGCTGCGAGGTAAGTCGCATTAGGCGCACCATTCAGAGTACCTGCACGATCAGTAGTTGAACCTGAAGTGTAGCTGCTGAGAGCGTTAGAAGTCAGAGCCATCATGCCGCCAAAGTTCTGGCTGATTTGCGCTTTTTCCCATGCTGTACGGACAAGGCCGTCAGACGCATTCAGACCGTTCTGAGCTGAAGACAGCGCAGTAGTGGTGAATGGGTTCATCAGGTAGTACTTCTCGTCTGACATTGGAACGCCAACAGAGTCCATCAACGCACCAGCACCTGCTACGTCTGACCAAGCATCAACAACAGTACCACGATCACCGTAGCTCAACGCTGCGTTCTTACGCATGAACGCGCCAAGGTCTAACTCAAGGTCAGTTACGATGCGGCGAGCCATAGGCTCAAGGATTTGATCTAGTTGGTCTAGCTCAAGAGCCTCTTCCACGTTGCCCCATTCTGTAGCGGCTGTGAAGTAGTTTTGAACTGTACCAGTTGCTTTACCAGCAATGATGTCTGACTTGTCAGAACCGCTGATATCACCGCCAGAAGTGCGGATTGTGTTGTAGTCATGCGGACGCTTGAAATCGACATTAGAGCCGCTTGAAGGATTGAACTTGCCTGACAACAACTGAGTGTTGACAGTCTTTGTTACTACACGAGACGCTTCAAATGCAACTAAGACTATTAGCCATGATAATTTCACCTTATTCATTCAAAAGTAGCTCCTTTCGGGCCACCGGACTTGGGACTTCTCCCAGCGCCTCTCGGCGTGTCTAGTGGATCAGGAGCGGCATTAACACTAGGTTTAAGTTTTCGAGCTTTAGGCATAACGATCTGATCTAAGTACAGCAGCGCCTGATTTGCAGGCATATTGGCTAATTTGTCCAGTTCCAATAGATTCTCACCAAGGTACAACGTCCCAAGACTCCCATCATCCAAATCAATTAGATGATTAGCCAGCATTGGATTAATCCCAAACTGACCTATCTTGTTCGCTGCGCTCTGGAGATTCTCACTTTGAACGCCGAGCTTCTTAGCTTTCTCTGCGTAACTCGCAATCTTCTCATTCTGCGCTTGCACTGCCGCTGTTTGCTGCTGTTGTTGCAATTGAAGCTGCTGGCTTTGCATAGCCTGCTGCCGCGCATCAAACTCAGCTCGTTTGGCAATCGCCTGATCGCGCTGTCGTAGCTGCTCCTGTATCTCTCTATCTGAAAGACTATAGAAGTCAGGCACTTTCGGCACTTCTGGCGGCTGTTCTTTGGGAAGTCTAGCTTCAAGATCTGCAAGACGCTTGCGGTAATCCTCGGCCTGACGCTCTGCTTCTCGCGCCTTCCAAGTCTTCTCGCTTATAGCCTTATCAAATACCTTCTGCTGTTCTTCGTTAAAAACAGGTCTAGTAGATTTCTCCTGACCTTCGTCAGTATCCGCTGATGAATCGGAATCAGTTTCCTGATCTACATCCTCTATGTCTTCAAACTCAATATCTTGAGTCTCATCGACCATATCGTCTGGTTGCATCTTATACCTACTGTAATGCCGTCAAATAAACGGTGACGTTCCGTGCCTCCATGAAAGCGTGGAGTGCGCTAGTGGTCAAATATACCACAATTTGATTAAAAGCAATACTTTTCTTAATTTGCTCTACGAGCCTCTATATCTCTCAGCATCTCTTCAGTTATTACGCCGCCTCTAGTGCCTCGGCGTAAAGTGTATTGCTCTTTTGCCAAGGTAGCTGGATCAGCTCTAAGCAAAGAATCAACGCTATCAAATCCTCTGGCACTTACAAGATCAGGCATTAACTCAAAAACATTTATATCTTGCTCTCTTAAAATGCCTTCTGGCCTTCCTGCCAATCCCTGACCATAAGTCCGATGCCCTGACACTTCAAACCTTGAATCACCATATGGATTTGCAATACCTACATTTTGAAGATTGAAATCAGGAGCGTTGTATTGAGCGCGATCACTTACAGCTAGTCTTGCTTGGCCTATGCCTAAACCTCCTTCGTTTCTTAAATCTCTATCCATAACTTGCAATAAAGATTTTCTTGGATCACCTGTCATTTCTTTAATTTGATCTATGCTTTCAGGATTGTCTATTCCTTTCCAAGTTGGATAAAATTCTTTAATAGTCTTGTCAGCCTGTTGTTTGGCTCTCTTTGACACGGCATTTCTAGCGTGAGTAACCATTACCTCTCCGGTCATAGTAGAGAAGTCTCCACCACTTGGAGCCATCCGGTAAGGCAACATAAGCACCTCATCAGCTATTGGCTTGCCATCCAATCCCATAAACGAGTTCAAGAAAGCCGATGTTGCTCCTCTATCTTGCGCCCAGACCTGACCTTCTCTGCCTGCTGGGTTAGCAAACATAAAGTCTTGACCGCCTTGTAGCTCTACAGGCAAGTCATAATCAACTCCTTCGACTCCGGTGATACGCGATCCAGCTTTTGTCCTGTCTGCCATAGTTATTCTAAATGGCTTGCCTTCATAGTCGAAAATGCTTACTTCAGGACGCACTATAGGCGATCCTTCATATGTTAGCTCTGTATCCAATATGCGTTGTTGTTCTTTAGCTCGGCTGTCAAACCTTGAATCAAAGCCTTCATCTCCGATACGAAAAGACTCGCGCAACGCCGAGCCTCCAGCTATTGCTGTGCCTTGCCTGCCGCCGCCTGAGTATAGGTCAGTAGTGTCGTAATTAAGAGCCGAGCGTGTATCCGTATCTGGAAAATAGTTGACTCTTTCAATGATGCTTCCATCTGCATCAACTACTTCAGCACCTATAAATCCTTCATCTATATTTTTTTGAGTTAAATTCTGGCTGTATTCAGGATTTCTTTGAGCGACAATGCCCATCCCAGCCTTGTCCATTAAAGAATACTGCTTATAGTTTCCACGCTTTGTTATATATGGAAAAACATTAGGCTCACTGTAGTCTCCTGCTTCATTTCTAAATCTAGGAGCTGCCGTATTTGCATAGAAATCAGATATCCTAGATCCTTCTGGTGTAGCACCGTAGAAACCTTTTCCTATAAAACCAGAATCCCTAGAGCCTGTTCTGCTAGATGTTGGCTGTCTTATATCATCAGATGTGCCATGCAAGAACAGATTCTCAGTATCCATTCCTTGCCTTTCAAGCTCATCCATTACTCTTCTTTGGTCAGGAGTATAGTTGGCTGTTTTGCTTCCCATTGTGCCAAAAATTACTTGATTGCTAGGAGTGTTCCTTGCGGCCTGAATACCAGCAGGAGCGCCGCTAACCATTACTGCTGTAGGATCAAACTCAGTTATCTGCCGAGTCTCAGGATCGTAGATAGTGCCGCCTGCCATGCCAGCCTCGTACTGACTAGAGGCGTAGTCTCCAAGACCTCCTACAACTCCACGGACTGCACTGACAGCTCTGCCAGCAGCTTCTGACTGCTCGTTAGCATCACCAAAGAAGATGTCATTAAGGAATGAGCCAGTAGCTTTAGCGCCTCTAACTATAGGACTGTATGAGAAGTCTACTTCAGACTCTCCATACTGGGCAGGTAGAGTTTGGACTATGGCCTGACCACGGTCATCATAACCAATGAACTGGTTCTGCTCTTCTTGAAGGATCTCTCGGCGCTCAGGAAGGAGCAACGCACCTATGGCGCTGTCTCCTCCGTACCTATACCTTGGTTCAGCCATTCTGCATTCTCGCTATCTCAGAGTCGGACATATATCTCATGGCTCGGCGTTGAGCTTCGGCTCGCATTCTCTCGGCCTCGGCGCGTTGCCTGTCGCTGATGTCAGCCATCTTCTCTTGGTTGTTGAGCTGCTCGCCTACTGCCTGAGCGCTTGTCCTGTCAATCGTAGCACCTGCCTGCTGAGCCTTGATTTGAGTCTCCATGCGCTTAGTCTCGGCATTGAAGAAGTCAATCTGGCTTTCAGTCTGATCGCCTTGCATCTGCGTCTGTAGCTTCTGCGCTTCTAGCTGTAGCTTCATTTGCTCGTTCTGTAGCTTAGCCTGCTCTATCTGCGCTCGCATCATCTCAGCCTCAGCTTTCATCTGCTCAGCCTGCGCCAAGACCATGTTCGGATCTTGCTGTGGCTCACCTTGCTGTTGCTGCGCCTCCATTAACTCTTCTTCGGTCATCTGGTCTTGAGGTATTAGGCCAGCGGCAATCATCTGTGCGCGTTTACGGTCAGAGATTTGCTGAGCTGAGGCAGTGGCTACGTTGTCTAGCAGGACATCACCAGCGATCTGGAGGATGCTTGGATCAACCTTAGCAATCTCAATGATTGTCTCAATGGTCTCTTGTTGGCGATTCTTGAAGCTCGCACCAGCCTTGACCTGTACGTCATAGTTGCCGACCGACAGATCGTTCATGACCACCACATCGCCTGTCTGCTGGTCTATGACCTTCTGGTTGATGTCAGCAACGTCATAGGTGTTGTCTTCCTTCAGCAGCCTCACAGTACGCGCTGAGTCGTATATCTCTGGGATAGCAGACACCAAGATGCGACCAGTGGCACGAATGCCGTACTCCAACGCTTTGAAGTATTTGATCGTAGAGTTGTCGCCTTTGTTCTGAAGCGCATTGATTGCCACGCCAGATTGGTTCTG